TAAGTTCATGGCCGGCGACGATGCTGTTCACAAACACGTTGATACTTTGCTAGCAAAAGCGAGAGATATTGCTTAACAAATTTCTAGGTGGTCTCTCTCTTCCCATCTAGCACCGAGCCTCCTCCTCTTAGTCATGTCAGAGGGGGAGGCTTTTTGTTTGACTAAATTGATATTTTAGCTTAGAAGGCTATCCATGACAGCTTACCTAGCTTGCTAGACCTGTCTATACAGCCCCAATTTGGCCGCCCTACATACGCCCCTCGCATGGCCTACCAGCATTAGCTGCCCCAATTTTAGAGGTTTCCGTTCACAGACAGCGGCTTTCGTGAACCAAAACAAAAACCTAAACCTTAAAATATTATGCCAGTTAGTCCAACACTCGCGCTGATCGATCAGTATCAGCCTAAATTTGAAAGTCAGTGGCGTCGTCTTGCCCAGCAGGTCGATAGCCGTCTTAGCGGCGCTGTTAGCGTCAACTCCAACTGCACCGGTGAGGTAAACTACCGCGACCAGATTAAGCCTATTGACGTTTCGTCACTTGGCACTCCTAGTCAAAACCGCATTGCTGCAACCGCAATCTCTGAAATCGAAACTCAGAAGCGCGCTAACTACCCTGAGAAGTTCCAGGCTGTTAAGCACTTTGACGAGTTTGACGAGGTGTGGCTTGCAGAGCAGTCGAAGCCCACATCACAGACCTTCCTTGAGTTTAAGGCAGGATTTAACCGCAAGATGGATGATCTCATCATTGCCGCTGCTACCGGAACTGCAAAGACCGGTAACAATGGCGCTGTAAGCACTGATCTTCCAACTGGCCAAGTTATCTCTGTCGATACTGGAGGCACTGGGTCTGGAATGAACCTTGCAAAAATCCTTGATGCTAAGCAGCTCATGGAAGAAAACGAGGTATTCGGCCAAGACATTGACGGTGATGACGCTTACCTTGTGCTTAACGCCAAAGCCCTTCGCGGTCTTTATGATGAAGCTAAGATCACTTCTAGTGATTATGCCGGAGAACTCCAAGCTCTCTATAACGGAGAGATTGACCAGTTCCTTGGTTTCAACTTCGTCCGCACCGAGCGCCTTGCAGTCGCATCCAATGTTCGCACTTGCTTTGCTTTTGTGAAGTCAGGTATCGCACTTGATATTTGGCAGAATCCTAAGTTTAAGCTTAGCGAGCGTAACGACTTCAATGACGCCGCCCAGCTTCGCGGAACTGCCGCAGCAGGAGCCACTCGCCTTGAGGAAGTCAAGGTTGTAGAGATTCCTTGCGACGAGTCCTAGTCCATAGCAACAACCAACAAGGGTCCGTCTGTCTTTCGGGGCGGGCGGGCCTTTCCTTTTTATGAGCAAGATCATTACCGACATCGACATTGCCAACCAAGCGCTTGGCTATTTGGGAGAGCAGACAATTGCAACAATGTCTGAAAACACCAAGGAGGCACGGCAGGTCTCGCTCCACTTTGACCAGACGCTCCGTGAGATCATGGAGAAGCACAGGTGGTCAGTAGGCCGGAAACGAACTAGAATGACGCTATTCGGCGCAACACCAGATTTCGGGTGGTCTTACGCTCACATTATCCCAGAAGACTGTCTTAGGGTCTTAGATTTGTTTGAGCTTTCAGAAGAGACGCCCACACCAAACCCAGTTCCTATTCGCAAGTTTGAGAAGGAGCCTGGGCTTATCCTTAGTAACATTAAGCATTGCGGCCTAGTTTACATTAAAGAGGTGATCTCATCAGATCTATCACCACTTCTTGTTAAGGCTCTAGCAATCAAGCTGGCATCAAAGCTAGCAATTCCCCTCGGTGAGTCCAGACTGGCCGGCGATCTATCTAATATGGCCGACAATGCCATCAAAGACGCATGGCTGAGCGACGCAAGACAGTCACGATCAGGAGAAAACTCTGACTTCCTCCAAAGATCCGAAGAAAACAACGCCGAAAGCGGAAGATACAATGCCTGAGTTTTTGCAGTCTAACTTTAATGGTGAGTGGTCTCCGCTCATGCTTGGCCGTGTAGAGCTGTCACGATACGCTACATCGCTAAGAACGATGGAGAACTTTGCCCCGACCATACCTGGCGGCGCGAGAAAGCGACCTGGAACTGAATACATTGGCGAGGTCCAAGACTCATTAAAGAAAACACGGCTTGAAAGCTTCACGTTTTCTAATGAGGAGTCCTACCTTCTTGAGTTTGGCCATAATGTTTTACGGTTCTGGAGAAACGGCGCATACATTAGCGGGGCTGATGTAGTGACTACATACACTGAGGATGAGGTGTTTAGCCTAAGAATGACATCAACAAACGACATTGTCTATATCGCCTCGCCTAATCACGCTCCATACAAGCTAACTAGAACATCTGACACTACGTTTGATTTTGCAGCGCTTGAGTTTGAAAACCAGCCGTTTGAAGACGAAAACCTTACAGATGTCACTATAAGCGCGTCTGCGACAACAGGAACAGGTATAACCTTAACGTCTTCCAGTAATTTATTTACTGATGACATGGATGATCCAAATGGCAGTCCAAATGCAAGCACGTTTAAAATTTCTCACTATGTTCCTAGAACTGTATTAGAAAGCTCTATTAACGAAACTAAAGTAGAAAAAACAACCCCAAACGAATTTGACAATCAAAATAACTATCAACCAAATGATGAGGTTTGGTTTGAAGTCAATTCAACAGTTTTCTATTACACTTGTCATACAGCATACACTCAAGGAACTTCAACTGAAGTAAACCCTATTAATTTGACTTCGCATTTTTCGACTGGTGTAGTTGCAGAAATTTTAGGGACAACTTCTGATGTAATGAAGTTTTACATTGAGGGAGAATGGTCATTTAGGACAGAAGGTAACTGGGATGGTGAATGGGGCATTCAAGAATCAGAAGATGGGCAGAACAATAACTGGATAACTAGATTTTCAATGGCGTCTTACTCTGGCTCTGATAACTACGTAAGAGAGGGTGATGAGTCGGCCAATCCAATTTGGCTCCGTGTTGTATTGTTTAATACTGGTAGCGGAACAAACCATAGAGTGACGTGGACAACTGCCGATGTTGAAAAGTCAGGAGAAGTTACAGTTACTGGTTACACTTCTCCAACACAAGTCACTGCTAATGTAAGCACAACTAGGCCGCTTTATTCTACGGCAGCAACTAAACACTGGTCAGAAAATGAGTGGAATTATAGAAAAGGGTTTCCAAGTCAGGTGTTCTTTAAAAACAACCGGCTTTGCTTTGCTTCTACCAAGGCAGACAACCAAGCTATTTGGGGCAGTGAAGTAGATAAATGGGATAACTTTAAGCGTGGCATACAAGAAGATTCGCAGCCATTTAAAGACGTTCTAAGGACCGGCAACCAAGATCCTATACAATGGGTATCCGAGCAGTCAAAGACGCTTCTAGGGCTATCCTCGCAGATAAGAAACCTAACCGGTGAAGACGGGTCGTCTATTCTAGCGCCAGGCAAGAACAGCTCGGCAAGACAAGCCGGTCGCGGCGCTGCTGACTTAGAGCCTGTAGAGGTTGATGACTTTACATTCTACGTCCAGCTAGGAGGCAGGATCATCAGAGGTCTCACAAACGATTATGAGCGTGGCGTTTACGCTGCTGCTGATATGACTAGAGAGGCTGAACACGTAACTAGAGGTGGCGTCAAGCAGATGGCGTTTCAGCTAAACCGTGTTTCTACGCTATACGCCGTCACAGGAGAGGGTATTGCTGCCTGCCTAGTGTTTGATCCAGAAGTGGAGAAAATGGGCTGGTATCGCCTTAAAACGCAAGGAGGGACAATTGAGTCAGTTGCTATCCTTCCAGCTACCGGAGAAGAAGACGAGGTCTACTTTGTCGTTAAAAGAACCATTAATGGAAGCACTAAGCGCTACATTGAGAGGTTAAAGAACGATCAGATCAGAATTCAAGATGACGGCCTGCAAGACGATATGTTCTATGTCGATTGCGGCACTACGATTACTGGCACTAATATTACAACGGTAACAGGCTTAAATCACCTAGAAGGCGAGGAGATACAAGTTCTTGGAAATGGTGATTACTTAGGTAAATTTACAGTGGCCAGTAATTCGATTACAATACCCGCTAGCAACAAGGTGACCTATGGTCTACCTATTGAAGCTAAGCTGTGGCCAATGCCGTTAGAGGGCATTACAGCGTCAGGAACGACCTCTGGAGACAAAAAGCGAGTCAAAGAGATTACGATTGACGTTATGAACTCACTCGGAATCCAGACAAAAGACTCACCAGATGACACTAAGGAGCCTACAGATCTTACTCCAAGACAGTCTGATGCAGACCTTGGATCATCGCCGGCACTATACAGCGGCAAGCTTGAAGTCAGAAATACTTTGCCAAGATCGTTTGATGGTAATGTTTTTTATCAATCAGATATTCCTTTTGGCGTATTTATCCGTAACATCATTACTAAATGGGAGAAGACCAGCTAACCTTGAAACCTTATTTTCCAGAACATTATCCATTGCTTTGCCAATGGTGGGACTCACACGGCTCTCTGAGGGCTAGTAGGTCTGATTTGGAGTCTGGTATAGGATTGTTGGCAGAAAGCGATTCTAGGCCCGTTGGAGCGTGTTTCTTGTATGTTACAGGAGCGCTTGGGTTTATTGAGGCTATGGTTATTAGCCCTGACTCAACTGTGTCCAAGTCTAGAAAGATTGCTGACACTTTATTTAAGGAGTTACAAAAGATAGCCAAGGCAGAAGGCGTCAACAAGCTAATCGCTTTTGTTCAGTCTAAAGGCATGGTCAGGGAGTGTTCTCGCTCAGGTTTTACACAAGTCGGGCCACCTATGGCGCAAATGGTTCAAACAATATAAAGAAATGGCAATTCCTTTAGCTTTACAAGTAGCAAGCACCGCAATGAAAGTGGGTGCATCAATTCAACAAGGGCAGATGGCAATGCAGTCTGCTAGGTATAATGCAAAAGTCATTGGGCGACAGGCTGAGCAAGAGGCAGAAGCTTCGCTAGAAAGCATGGCTCGCAAAAGAACAGAAAACGAAAGAGCATTATCATCGATCAGGCTACGTATGCAGGAGTCCGGCCTTGATACGACTCAGGGATCTAGCGCGGATTACTTTGATGAGGCCACTTCAAGACTTGAGTTACAGATTCTAGACGAAGCTAGGCAGTCAAGCTTTAGAGATAGGGCAAGACGCAACGAAGCTCAGATGCAGATTTACCAAGGAAAGGTAGCAAGAGCTAACGCTACAGCTACAGCAATGGGTCAACTCATAGGAGGGGCAGCCAAAATCTCAGGCAAAATGGAAGATGTGGCTAACGCATCAAAAACATAGAATATTTAAGTTATGCCACAATTACCAAATTTAACAGGGCCAGCAGTGCCTCCAGAGCAGGCAGCAGGAATCAGAGTTGGAGTCCCTTCTACTTCTGGTCTGCAAGCAATAGCACAAGCTGTTGGATCGGTAGGAGAGGAAATGCACGCTGCTAAGATGAAAATCTTAGAAAAACAAAACAGCATTGATGTTCTTAAAAACGAAAGCGCCTATGGACAACATATGGCTAATGAACAACAAAAGCTTGATATTAACAATCCTGCTAGCTGGCCTGATCAAGTTAAAAAAGCATCTTCTGATTTTGTAAATGGCCTTTCCTCTAAAAATTTATCACCAGATGCTTTAGAGTCCCTTAAAATGAGGATTATGAATTACGAGTCTAAAGTTATGTTAAACGTGGCTCGTGATGCTCGACTTGCTCAAGTGCAAATAATATCTGGGGAATTTCAAAACCGGCAAAATGTATTTTTCGACAATAAAGATTTTGCTGGAGCTAAGGAAAACTTAAAAGAATCAGCTAGTTTGTTA